GAAAGTCTAGAGCAGCCACCGCTTATCCTTTTAAAATATTATTTACTTTTATTTATAAAGTCAAATCATAACTAGGTTCTAGACCAGACTAAAGTGCTTCCCACATAGACTTCTTGTACTTGAGTACTAGCATAGTAGATATCACTAATTTCAGTGGCTGCATAGAATATATTTCTAGTAGCAGTACCTCCACCGCCACCTGGATCACCACCGCCGCCGCCACCGCCTGTAGGGAGAGCAACTCCTGAGAATCCAGTAGCAGTTATTGTTAAACCGCTGCCAAATCCAGTTGCTGATATGGTTAGATTTGCTGACATTACGTGATCAACTCAACAGCTATTTCGTGAACCCAAACTTTTTTAGTTGGACTATCACTATTTTCAAATGAGATTATAGCATTCATATGTCCAGGTCTAGTTGCATCAGTTTGCGGTAAGTTAGCATTTGGAATAGTAGTTTCGTAAGTAACTCTAGAGACAGAAGAACTAACATTTACAAGTTGTAATGTTGTTCTTGCGCCGAGATTGTTAACATACTGCAAATCAATTCTAAATGTTTTATCCCAATTAGCACTAGTTTCAAAATCTGCTTTAAATTTCAAGCTTTCTGTTGTGTACGCTGGTACAGGAACTTCGATGTTCTTTTTGTAATCATCATTTAAATTACCTGAAGCGTTTGATTGAAAGCACAAGGCATTACTATTAGCTGAGTCATTATAATACAAAACAGGGTAATGAAAGCTGTTGTTTCTATTATAAGACAAGCAAGCACCTATAGTTCTACCGTCGAAGTCATTCGATGAAAAGTGAATATTAGTATCAGCATTATAACTACCTGTATACGAATACAAATACTTATCTGTTTTTACTTGAAACGATGGGTTAAGAGTTCTGTAATCAGTATTATCAGTTTGCAAAACACCTAGTGCCATATTTTCTTGGAATGAGTAATGTGGTGTAGATGATCGTCCGTCGTGAAAAATACCAACAGCATCGTACCAATTAGTTGGGTTAGTTGGAATATTTTGTGTATAAGCATCACTGTTATCCGCTACCTGCGACTTGAATGTAGGACCTGTACTACTACTATTATATGCATTATCTAAGAAAGTACTCGTAGTGTAGTTGTGAAATGGTGTGTTGAGATTAAACGTATACCCAGTGTCACGGCTAAAAATCCCACCACCATTATTATAAGTGTAAATAATTGATCCTGGAATATTTTCAAAAGTAACAGTGCTGGCATTACTTGAGGTGTTACTAAATGATGCGCCACTGGAACCAGAATATGTCATGTAATTACCAAACTTAAACGTTCTACTACCACTGCTGCCATAAAAATTTAGATAACCAGCTTGATACCCAAATATATTATTTAACCGTGTTTCAACATCAACACCATATCGCCCATATAAATACAATGCATAATAAGCATATGTATAGTTTATTTCTAAATTATTACATGAGTCTGCATTATAAGTACCAGCGCTACTATAGTAATTACTGTTGTATATGTATGTTGGGTACCCATAATCGCTTTTCAATAACCCACCAATTTTTTGTGTTACCGAGTTTCCTTTATTGTTGCCATGAGCAGAGTTTACATAATAGTAAAAACGGGCGACGGTGCTATTATCATCAAAACATAAGAAATATGTTTTTGGTATATCATAAAGAGTATCGGAGCTTGTATTATTACCATTTTGATTAAAATATATATAAGGATTAAAATTTGAAAAATTTGAATAGAACGGCAGTAATGTATATCCGTTTCTTTGTGTCTCTGAGGTCCAACCATCAGTAACAGTAATATCTACATTTGATTGAACACAAAAATACGTTTGAATGCCGCTTGTATAAAACGTAGATGTATCAATATAGTATTGAGGATCAATAAAATATATTGTAGCGTTAGCTGCACCAGAGTTTGGGTATGCATCCTGAAACCAAGATGTGCCGTGACCAGTAAACCCACTCCCAGAATAAGTTTGAATATATGAGCTATTCTTAGTGTATTGGCCACCAAAAAAATATAATGGTTTATCGCCTGATGAGTCTGCTATTGCAAGTTGATCTGTATAAGTAGGGTCAAAACAAAACATCCAACCGTTTTTTCCGTTTGCTGTTGTCCACTGGCTACCACTGTTACCATCCAAGTAACTGTTCATAGTTGTTCCGGAGCTGTTTGTTGTTCCAACCCTATAGTAGTTATTTGCGTAATAATTGCTACCTGCATCTACTAAAAACGAAGAACGGGGAAGACCTTTTAATCTAATCTCATCTCCGTCAGATAATGTAGTACTATTTGGAAAATTACCTGTACTTACGCCAGTTGTTAGAACGTCTGTAAATGACCAAGGAGCTGAATAAGTTCCTGTCTTACTAGACGTATCAGAAGTACCATGAATACCACCAGAATAAGATTCTATATATGGGTCTACCCAATAAATTGCCATTATTATTCTCCAGTATTACTATTAGCTAATTCCCACTCGACCATTTTTTCAATCGCCATATCATCTAGTTCACTATATGCTACTGCTAATGTATCGGATACGATAATCTGCTTAGTTACTCTATCTTCGCATTCAGTAGTTTCGTCAACAATAGTGCCATCAAACTCTAATGCTAGTTTACCATTCTTTGGGGTGTATCTATAAGATTCTCTAATTGCGGTTGCGATAATCATCTTTTTCTATCCTATTAAGTAATGAAGTAAATTGTAGAAGCTACAGGTGATCCAGGGAGTGATGACACAACTTCAATGTCGTAGTCTGTAATTCCTGCGGTATCTTGAAACGTAAATGCACCTGCGCCGTTTGTTGTAAGAACTTGACCAGTAGTACCGTCTGCAATGCCTAAGTCAGATAAATCATCAGGAATTATATTAGTATTATCTGTTAAGTCAGAAAGGTCTGTTGGTATGTTACTTGATGCAGTGTAAGATATCACACCAGTTACATTGTTGTATGATAAGTCTCCCGCAACACTAATAGCTAGTCTTGCTTTAGCATCTGTGAAAAATTTCACTGTAGCAGTTTCCTGAAGTCTATCAATGTCAATTGGTGTGACTTTTACCCATTTATCTCCAACCCACTTATATGTATCGTCACCTGAAACGACTTCTTGGTTAAGAGTGGGGCTGTTTGGTAATGCTATAGCCATATCTATTCCTCTTTATTGTCTAATAAACATTCTATCTTCTGTTATTTATATAGATTGTTACTTTGATTTTAAACTGTAAATGCATACTTGCCAATATGTTCGCACTTAATACTTGTATCCGCCCAAACACTAAACTTTAAATTCTTAGCCTTTTTACAAAAGTAAACGTCTTCTGATATAGTATTGCTGTGATCTATTGCAGACTTATACACAAAATGCGGGTACTCCATTTTATTTAGAACATTACCCTTGATAAGACAACAACCCATACCACATGCATCTACCTCAATTAAGCCTTGATTTCGTATCATGTTATGCGGTATGTTAGTCACACCACCTCTATCGTTATACATGTAGATTTCAAGCGTATGTGTATTAGGTATACGCTGAATGTAAAGACCAGAAATAATATCTTTATCATGACGAATCATCTTGACAAGAGTATCGTTTGGTAGTATAATGTCACTATCGACACAGAATAAGTAATCATAATTCTTTCCCCAAGAGGCAATAAGATTACGTATCTGATCTATTTGATATCCGTAAAAGAACTGAAACTCTGTACGATAACCATCTGGTATAATCAAATCATATATTGATTTAAATGTCTCTGGTTCAACGTACTTGTTAGTAGGTATTGCAATCAAAATAGTTTTCATGTTAAAGCACTCCTAGCATTACGAGTTTGTTCTTCACTGTTCACTTTGTAATCGTTTAGTGGATTTTCATCATTATAGTTATATATGATATCCTTCACAACGTATATTTTACTAGGATCAATCTTTTCGATAAGTTCATAGAAGAATGGTGTATCACCACCTGACATCATCCAGTTACCATCTTTATCTTTTAGGGCATCGTAGTTAATCTTATCATTGTGAAATACTGAGCCTAAGAAAGTTCTTAGGTGCGAGTAAGGAATATTCCAATTAAATAATTCTTTTCTATATGCTTTGTTTTGTTTTGTCTCACTTGAGTAATCTTGTGCAATGTGTGGAATATTATCTGCTTGACTCCAACATGAGCCATATGTAAATTCATAACCACGAAAGTAAATGTCATTGTATAGATGAAAGATTGTATTGTTATTCACTAACCAATCATCACCATCAAGTAGTATTATAATATCATCTTCTTTCGTCCACACTTCTATTGCTTCAATCTGGTTTCGAATGCAACCCTTTCTTTCTGTATTAGTAATAACGACTGTATTCTTTTCATTAATTTCAATTGGATCATCTGAGGCATCGTCAATCAAAACATGTAGATAGTTATCATAGTCTTGTTGTTGCACTGACTCTATACATTTATGTATATAATCTCCGGCATTTCTAAATGGAGATATGATAACAATTCTCCTTTGAGGGCCAAAGCTTCTATACAATTTAGTTGTTTCTTTATTAAGTATTCTTCTACCAAATACTCTAGTAACGTCTTCATTGATACGAGTTACTTTGCGATATTCTTCAACAGACAAAGGCTTCTTCATTACATTATAAAGATGTTGTTTCCATTGAAGTGCGACTGTATCCCAACCAACAATATCTCTAATTTGATCGCAAGCATATTGCTTTTGTTGGTGTAGATATGGGTCATTATATGCTTTAATAAATGTTTGTACGAATGCTTCTATCTGGGTTTCTTCGTTGATATGTGGGAAAAGAACATTTGGCTTTATGGGGTAATTAGTTTTGTAGCAAGCTAAATCTAATGCAGTCTCTTCTAATGCACCAAAGTTTGATGTGACAAGAGGTGTTCTGTATAGTAAGCTTTCTATTGTAGATATGCCAGATGTTTCTGGAAACTCTGGTGGGTATATCATCATATAAGACTTTGCTAAAATCTCTGCTACTTCTTTTTGAGTAACTATGCCTGTGAAATTTACGTCTAACTTTTTTAAGTTATCGTCTTTCATCAAATCTCTAACAGTCTTCTCTTGTTCATCTGGCGCAGCGCTATCTCTAAACTTATAGAAGCCACCAACACAAGTAAGTTTTGCATTGGGTAGTTGTTCTTTAATTCTAGGCCAAACCTTAGTGACAAGAGGGATAAGACCTTTTGTTGCAGATGAATTGTAGACAAATAAGTTCTTATCTTTTTTTCTTACATCTACTTCATCTATCCAACGAACAGCGCCGTTTCGTGTTTGCCAAAACTTATCCTTAATAACTTCAAACATTCTAGGATTACCATGTCGATTATTAGAGACGTAGTTCGTATGAAAATCCGATAGAGTGTACACTTCATGTAAGAAGCCATCTAGCAAAGCACCTTCGATAAATTCATCACCATGAGCAAACGTATCATGCATCCATAAAACACGATGAGGAATACCCATCACTAAATTAACATAACGATGAGTTGAAAGTAATGGATGTACTGAACGTGATAGCACTACCACATCAAACTTCATATTTTTTACTACATTACTTTGCGAATGGTCTACGTATAAAACATCATCATATCTACCAGGAGAACAATCACTATCAATGCAACTATTTAATACAGTTACTTCAAAACCTATTTTTACAAGTTCTTTTGATAGTAATATTACAGCAGCTTCGGACCCACCAATTCCTCTTTTGTTAAGAGTGTTTCCATCGTAAGCTAATCCTAATCCATCAATAAGGAGTATTTTCATCTAGTGACGCCCGTAGTTTTGTTGTGTTAGCACGTGTAAACATTTGATAATGCTCTTTGATATTATCAGGCATAGGAATGTATTCTATACTTGCTTCATACTTATCTGCAATCTCTTTTGCGACTTCATAAAAAGACTTTGTAATTCCTGTACCAAAATTCCATATGCCTCGCTCATCTATATCGATAAATCTAGAGTGCAATTGAACAATATCATTTACATGAATAAAGTCTCGTTTAAATTCTTTGCTACCTTCAAAAAGTTTAATTACACCATTCTCTTTTGCTTGCTTTTCAAATTGAGTGTATGGGCTTGCTTGATTTCCCTTGTGTTCTTCATGAGGACCATATACATTAAAGTAACGAAATGCTTGCCATTTAATAGGTGCATCACGTGTGTTCATGTACTCTTCAAATAGATACTTACTTCTAGCATAATGATTCACTGGGTTTGGTTTAGAAGATTCTGAGAAAGAAGAACTTAACCCATAGACACTAGCAGATGAAGCAAATTGAAAATCAACACCATGCTTAATACAATCTTCGAATAGTTCAATACTAGAAACTAAGTTTTGATTTAGAACACTATCAACTGTAGCTGTTGTTGAACTAATAGCACCGAGATGAATTACCAAATCTTGATTTTTTACATTAGGATGTAACCAAGACCAATCATAAGTACTTACCTCATGATGATTCTGTAAGTGCTTTATTATATTCTGACCGATGAATCCTTTACTACCAGTAACTAGAATTTTCATTTTTGGCTATCTCCTGTTTCAATTCTATAGTTATCTTCTACTGAATCTGGTGAAGAAACTTCTATGATAACACCATTATCATTCACACAAGTAAGTTTGTGTGGTAACATTGGCGGTATCTCTTTAGTTGTTCCTGCCGTAAGAACTTCTATGTGACGTATAGCGTTTTGAGTGTCTATGGTTTCTAATGTAAATGTACCTTCTAATACATGCCAAGTCTCATGCTTTTCTTTATGAAAATGCATTGAAAAGCTTTTACCTTGATTAAATCTTAGTAACTTACCACAATACTTATCGTTAGTAGCGAATATAAGTTCGCTTCCCCATCCCTTTTCCACTTCACCTTCAAGTCTCATTTTGTATCTCCTCTAGTGTAGGTGCATAGACTCCTGAATGTTTAACAGTAATAGCAGATGCTTTCATAGCAAAGTTGATTGCACTTTCCATATTTTTTGTGTGTAGATAATCAAATGCCAGTGCTGCCAGAAACGTATCACCAGCTCCGCATACATCATACGTATCTACTTTAGGTGGGTAAAACTCTTTATCTCCCCATACTACTTTTTTTGAGCCGTATGTGACAATCAATGATTGAGGATCTGGTGGGAGATAGTTTGTGTTTTCATACTCAAGTTGGTTGATCTTGATAAAGATATCTTTGAATGCACCCAAGTTTCTTTTCTTTGTATCTAAGAATATAGGTCCATCATAAAGGTGTCGTATAGAAAGAATAGTTTTATCGGACACAAATCCTTTATCATAATCAGATATGACTATTAGATCATATTCTGAGTATATGACCTCGGCATCATATTCAATTTTAAATATTCTACCATCAGGAGTGTCTTCGTCATTTAGCTTTTCGTCAACACGTAAAAGTTGTTGACCAGTTTTAATATCAACAAATCTTCTTTTATTCTCTACGAATTGTGTTTTTATGTAAACGTCTGCACCCAGGGCTTGTAGATTTTGATAGACGTTTGATGCCATTCCATATTTCTTAACGACTTTTTCAAGGTCTAGAATTGGAATTGGTCCTTCTGGTGATATACGATTAACCTTACCATAATGATAGTAATCGTAGCAACTATCGCCTATTAATAAAATCTTCAATGGTTTTTGTAGTTGACTCATCGTTTACTCTTTCGTAGAAATTCACTTCACTGCAAAACTCTTCGCCTATAACTCTCTTGCCTCGCCAGTCAGAACCCTTCACCATAATATGCGGTGAGTACGCTCTTATAGTATCAATCAACTCTTGGTCTGTACCAAATATTTTCACTTCATCAACAAATCGAAATGATTCCATAATTGACTTACGAGTAAGCAAGTTATTTACTGGCCTATCATTGCCTTTATTATAGCGTATTCTTTCGTCAGTGTCAATGGCTACAACCAAATAATCACCAAGACTTGCCGCATATTTTAGCAAGTCAAGGTGACCAAGATGTATTAAGTCGAATGCTCCGTTAACGAATATTCTTTTTGACGATTCTAACAATGTCATCTATCTGGTTCTCACTAAAGTTCATAACTTCATCATTCAAACGATCTGCCATTTGACCATCTAGCCCTCCAATACGTATTGGACTATATTTCGCATGTGCATTTTTATTTCGATAGAATTTAAAGTGATCTGGGTACGACACATTATCTTCAAATGTCGACCCCATAATTACAAGGCCATCTTTATCAAATGCTCTAGCAATGTGTTGACCTAGACTATCAATCCCTAAAAAATAATCAGCTTCGTTAATAATACCCATCCAAGAACGCATATCTAAGTTCTGTGGTACAAGAGTATTCTTATCGTCTTGATGAATAAGTTGACTAGGACCCATAAACAAAACACCCCAAGTCTTTGGAAGCTTCTTTACAATTTTTAGATATGTGTCTGGACTTAAGCTACGTTGAGTATCATCCGAAAATACGCCTTCTTCATTAACGTTAGCAGTAGCACCGAAGGGTTGTAGGACAACAACCTTATTACGTTTAAACTCTTTGCGAAGATTATCTAAGTAAGCTTTTGCAGAGTTCTTTTCGTTTGAATGTAAATATAGATTAGGCTTAGTTAAATCACTATGATCATTAGTACTATTGATTTCTTCATCAAATGCTTCAATCAAAGATTTTTGTTGATTGTAGTATGTCCAACGATGATAGGGTTCTGGCTGATATAGATTACTATTCTTAATCACAAGATCAAAGATACCTTTTTGATCGGCATCAAATGTTCTTTCTTGTAGAATAGGATGATTCCAATATAGGCTAGCCCATCCATAGATAAGTACTTTGAAATCATCTTGTGGATTTAATCTAGCATACTTTTCAAGTGCAGGAATTGCTGTTACAATTCTACCTGCTCCACCACTCAAAAGAAATACAGTGTTTCTTTCGCCATCATATCTATGTGTCATTATAACCTCTTCAATTCATAATCAATTTAATTTTATTAATCGCTTGCTAAATCATCCAAACTAAAATCATCCACAGAAGACTCAGTATCTGCACTAACATTGTTAAACGCTTCGTAGTGAGTATCAAAAATAGAATCACTAATGATATTAGGCATTTCAGAAACCAGTTGTGCTTTAGTATAACCTGCAGGCACTTTACTAGGCTCTGCAATTTCCCAAGAATGAGTGTACGTGTTAGCCCAAGCTGGATTGTCTCCTTCACCAGCATGAGCGTATTCTACAGCGATATCCCATTGGGTTACGAATCCATCTGATTCTCTCACCGTTGGTGTCGCTTTAGTCAATGTTAAAGTGTGATCATACGTAGCCATGTATTTCTCCTATTTGTATTTTTAACTATATCATAGTTTTTTATTTATGTCAACCCTTAAGCCTGTGATTCAGTCCAAGTAATACGACCAGCCATAACAAGAGGTGATGCGGAGTTAACTTGAGACGTATCGATAGGTACCGCAGCAATTGTTAACAAGTCAGGACCGTTCGGGAAAACCCCATCGCCACCTAGAATAGAGTTTCCTAAGTCGGTGATCTGAGATAGATCAAACTCTGACGTAACTGGCAATCTCTTACCTTGTGCATCTTCGTTACCACCAGAAGCACGGAATGAGAAGATTTCCGAGCCACCAATCACACGATCACCAGCATTGTGTTTTAATAGTTCTGACAATGATGGTGAACCCACAATTGAGTATGTAACATTATCAACCGAGCCGTTTAGAATTAGAGCAACGTTACAGTCATGTGATAGTGTGATACCAAGAGACTTCAATTGCAATTGCATTCTATTGATAATCTCTCTAGCACCTACTGCACCTGACAAGTTGTTGTCAACAGAAGGGGCAAGTCGAATACTAATCAATGGTACTGGATTTGTCAAGTCAACATCTGAACCACCGCCAGCAGGCGCACCAATGTTAACTTCTGTACCACTACCCACATTTGGATAAACCGCAGGTGGATTACGATACGAAGATGTTTGCATGAAAATAAAGACATAAATGTTACTACCAGAATACTGTGTAAATGTAACTTGTTCACCATTTAATTCTTCGTCTGCAGTATACAATGGAGTGTTAGTAGAGAAAGCTGACCCAGCTGATGATGGGAATCGTAATCTAACGTACCAATCATATTGTCTCAATCCATAGTTATAATATCTAACCAAAGTCGAGGTGGCATTAGTATTTGCTGCTGTTGTGTCACCGTTAGTAAATGTTAGTGAGTTAGATGCCGCTGTAAATAGATACGCTTTATCGTCATCAAACTTACCGTCCATGATGATAGATGTACCCCAGTGGAATAGACCCGGAACAAATGTCGGTGTACCGTTATTGAAAATCTCATATCTACCTGGAATGTTACCAGAACGCATATATGCTTCTTCAAGAACGTTGTTGTGAATGAACTCATGGACATATTTTACATGACCATATGTGTCTTTAAATCCGAAACGAATTTTACCAGCACCGTACCATGAGTAGTCGATATATGCCATCTGAATTTTAGTAGTATCAAGAATAAATCCTGATGGACCTGTTCCGTCACAAATGTCAACGTTCCATTCAGATTGTGGTATTCTAGCATCTTCAGTCTTTGTTACAATGATCTTAGATGTAGTAATACCTTTGTATGAAGGTTGAATATGAAGTTCAGTATCACTTACCACTTTAGTAATTTTATAGCTAACGCCACGAATTACCACATGGTCTTCTTGTGCTAATTGGCCAACAAATGATGTGTTATTACCAAATATCTTATTTGAGCCAAATTGGGCATTAACAGATCCTGGCAACTGGGTAACAGATGAACGTCTTACAGTGTATAATTCATGACCATCAAACTCGAAGAACATTCCGTTTTGATAATCAAATAGACCTGCTCTAACTAAGCTATTTGCCCATGCAGTTATATTATATCTAATAATACCATTAGGCACTTCTGACAATGGAGTTGAAGGTAACGTGTATGAGAATGTGAAGTCTGTTTTTGAATTAACGACAAACGTACCATTAAAGACATCATCATCACAACCTTTAATCGTTACTGAGTTGCCCACAATAATTCCGTGAGGGTATTCGGTATGCACAGTCGCAGTTGTCCCAGACGACTCAATTCTAAGAGCAGTTCTAGACGGATTAAAGTTAATCGCAAGAGAAACTTGAATGCCTTTACCAGACTGATAACGGAAGTACTTACGAGTTTGACGAACAATAGAACTATTCGGTGAAGTACCAGCGTTAATTTCAACACCACCGTCAAACGGTCTATGTAGGAATGAACCATCTGGTCTTACGTTAATTTGTGTTTCTACAAAGTAGCTAGTTTCTGTTTCAGTAATTCTGGCAGGAGACACTAGTGATAGTTCTGTATCATCAATAACTGTAGCAACAACATCTTCATAGTAAAGTGTTGGAGTATTACTTGTATCTGCAAATCTAATAGTATCGCCTGGTTTAAAGTATCTCTTAAATAGTGTATCTACACCCAAGATTTTGTTTGAGCCTTCAGTAATATCTACAAGACCATCGCCTGGACTAATACCAGATATTGCGCCAGATGTGAGAGTGTACGTATTTGGTGCAACATTGTTTGCATTAGCAGCAATTGTCAATGGACTATTTGTAATTGCGGCTTCGTAAGTTTCAGCCAGTAAAAGATAATCTGGTCCAACTGGTATTGCAAAATACTCAGTATCTTCATTCAGACCATCAATAATACTATCGTCGCTTGTAGAAGCAAATGTAACTTTTTGGCCTAATTGAAATCTATGCTCAGTGGCACTAATATGATCAACACCTTCAAACACTACAAGGGAAGCATCTGTAAAATTTACTACTCTTTTTGGAACTTCATTGCCTAAAGAAAAGTCCATTTCAGTGTCTGTTGATTGTGTAACATCATAATAACCATCTGCACCACCGATACTTTCTGCTGTTTTAAGAGTAAATGGTCCGTTACCAGTGCCTGTGAAATCATAAGTTACGCCTGCTGCGTTAGCTAAAGATATTCTTTGCCCATTCACAACTTTTGCGAAAACAGTTTCTGATTGACCTGAAGTTAATGTTGATCTAGTTAAAGTGTTACTAATATCAGTTGCAATATTGTTTGCTAATGTAGCCGCTGGTAAGACTGCACCTCCTGTTGAAAGTGAATAGTTGCTACTGTTACTTCCAGCCTTGATAGGAAGAATAGCATGAATTACATATCTCTGTCCCGCTCGGTTACTATTTTCTTGCATAAGGACTGATCTACTTGATGAGCCCAAATATCTAATATCACCATCATAGTTTTCATAATATCCAGACCAGTCAGAGTTATCGATTACAACAGTTAAAGAAATAAATCCATGATATGTACTATCTGGAGCCCTATACAACGCTTCATATTCATATCTCCACCCATTACCTAGAGTGGGCCATGCGCCAGATGTGTTATAATCATTTTGTCGATTATCTCGACTAACGCTACCAGAATAGTTATATGAATTACCACTTAAATAAAGTCTACTATAACTATTTGCCCCCAAAACATCTTGATCAGCTGGTATTTGAAAAATGTTAACATGATATGGCGTTGTTGTGTTTTGAGTCCAAGGTGTGGTTATTAGTTTGTAGCCTTTACCTTCTAGTGCGGTTCCTGCAAATAGTGCATATTCTGTACCAGTTGCATAGTTGTCATTACTTAAACTATCACTAATAGTATTAAATACTGGACTATACACGTTAACTTGACTCATTGAGGCATAAAAGTATTGTCTACCGCCATCAAAAGTGTCATTATAGCTATTAAATGGATAGTAGTGAGCAAACCCATTATAGTATAATAGTCCGGCTTCAGTACCCATAGTTACTCTAGCGGCATCTAGTGTAGATTTTACTGAGTTATAAATTGTAGTAAGTGTACCGTTATTGTCAGGTTCAATAGCGCCGCCTACAGTAGTTGGGAATACTGCATCAACACCTTCGGTGAACGTCATTTCCTCACCATCTACTAAATCATAATCTCCTAGATATATTGTATCTCCAGTTGGATTAATTCTAGCGCCAATCGTAGAATATACACCAGACGCAGTATGAAGCCTAGAAGCATTCTGCAATTTAAATCTATTTGTAGAAATTACTCTTACTCTATCTTGATATGGAGATGAGAATGTAGCAAATACTGGGTTTGAGTTATACTGGGTTGATGTGTCAACTCTTGCTTTAACGCTTTGACCACTGGTAGTCGTAAATGTCACATCAGTATTATCACCTAACCCATGATCTGCTGCATAGAATGTATCTGCTTCTGCATCTTTATCTAGTGGGAAAAAGAACATAGTATCGTCTGCTAGGTTAGTAGTTTGTGACAAGCTATAGTTATATCCACCAGAAACATATAAACGAATGATCCCATTATTGTCAAAATAATGCCAGTTGTTTCTACCTATAGTTTGATAGTTTTCGAACAATTTGAAATCTTCAGTAAACTCATAACCATCACTAGCACTTTTTCTAGTAGTATACCCAGGATTCACAGAAGTAGAGTAATATGGGAAGTAAGAGAGATTAAAGTGATTCGTGTCTGCAGTATAACCATTCCTTGCTATTGCAACTACTCGATTTGGGTATACTCCACCTAGACCAAAGTATCCACTTCTACCTCTTGAAGTTGTTTGTCCTTTAGCAATTAGATCCCAACCAGAGCCTGATCCGTCGATAGCATATCTTGTATGAAGACGATTATTGTAATCATTCGCTCTTTTTTCTAATCTAGAAATTTCATAACCCAATAACAATTCGTGTCTACCATAATCACTTGTACCTTGAGAAGTGATATCGATAACTGGGTTTGTACCATAGTTACCACCTGTTGTTTCACACAATGTTATTGTATTTGCAGTAGGTGCTGATTTAACATAGTAGACTTCAAATCTAAATAATCCACCTGGAGGTGTATCTCCAGCTGATGGTGAGAATAGTAAAACGTCACCTGGTCTTAATTGGTGATTAGGCCAAGTAATAGTATTATCAATCGGGTTGATTGCAGATGCACCAAACTTATGTGCATATGTACCAATCATTTCTTTAGTTTCAGTTAATTGACTATTAAGCGTAAATGCTTTAGACGTAGTATTTTCATAATCAATGTAAATATTTCCATCTGGAGCAGGTGAACCAGTGCCTTCTGGAATATTGAATGTAGTAGAACCGATTGTGTTAGTAAAGTACAAACTAGATCCTACATCAAAACCGTGTGTATAATCTGTAGTTATTTTTAGAGTAGATTGTTGGGCACCATCTGTGGCTAGTCCTAAAGATTGATCAAAATTGATTTGTGATGCAGCATAGAACTGACCAGGAGTAATAGTTGTATATGAACCTACTAAGTTTTCAGTTCTTTGCTGAACACCTTTAGATTTATATACAAAAGAAGTAAGTGAAGGGACTTTAGTTACGAGAAACTTACCTTCAGCAGTACGAACACCAAGCCCTTGAACATCAATAGGTGAACCAACAGCAATGCCGTGGTTGTCAAGTGTAGAAACGGTAATGTTTTCTGCACCTGTAGTTGTCTGAACCGAAATAACATCTGGTAGAATATAGTCTGCTTGGTTAGCATAAAAGCCTGGTATGTTGTTAACTAGTTCAAGTGTTTCCCATTTAGATCCCTGTAGACCATATTCAAAGTCGGTGTCAATCAAGTTTTGTGGATTAGTAACACGAAGTTTATTAACAGGATCGACAAAGCTTTCGCTTGGCTCCATAAACTGGTAATCCATCTCAACAAAACATTGTAACGTGTCATTAGCATTCATACCATCACAGTCATTTTGTAAGACTAGTGTTGTTGATTTATTCTCAGCGGATACCGAATGACTTACAATACCTTTTGTAGTGCTATTGAATTGAAAGATAGTATCATTCGTTGACGTGTTTGTAATAAGAAGAATACGTTCAAGTGCATAAATTCCGTCGAGTATTACGGTATCGTTAACCGGATCAAAAGTGTATCTTGAAATTAGTTTCTTTGCCATGTCTTTATCCTAATGCTATTGAAAGTGCGACGATATCTTCACCGCTTGTTCCGTCTGAAATAATTGTATTTGGTTCACCAACACTAGTTGGACCAGTTGCGACAACCCATTGCACTGAGTCTCCGTCAAAGTAGTAGACTGATAGTGTACCGTCTGTTGTGTCATACCATAAGTCGCCATAATTAGCACCCACTGGTGCAGTAGCTTCTGAGAATACTGATACACCGCCACGAGAAGCTGTTGCACCCGCTGCTTGAAGCCATTGATTACTATCACCATCATCGTAATAAACAGATAATGTACCGTCTTCATCATCAAACCATAAGTCGCCTACGCCTGGGTTAACAGGTGCGGCTGAACCGATTGAAACTCTAGCTGGAGCTGCGCCACCCGCACTAGCGGCACCCGTGATAACAATCCATTGATTACTATCGCCATCGTTATAGTAGACTGATAATGTTCCATCACCGTCATCGAACCATAAGTCACCGATAGCTGGAGTTGTTGGTGCTGTACCACTGGTATGAACCATTTGATACCCTGAGAAAGGACCTACACCAGATTCACCAGAGACTGCTAGCCATTGAGAGCTATCACCATCGTTAAAGTAAATGTTGAGTGTGCCATCATCTGTGTCGAACCATAGGTCGCCTTCTAGAGGAGATGAAGGGGCTGAGCTACTTGTTGTGACAGATGCGCCTCCGCCTCCGCCTCCTCCACCACCGATACCAGCATTAGTAATAGCTGCAGCGGTTGTAGAGTCGATAGCTGAAATGTTTTTAAGTTGTCGAGTTGAAGATATGACTTCAGACTCATTAACTGTTAATCCGTTCTTTACGGAAAAATTCTTATCGTTAGCCACGGTTCACTCTCCCCAAAGGCATATGTTGTTTATATTATTTATGCAAGTATCATATTACCACTTATAACAAAACCTGTAGAATTAGTAGTTGCAGGAGTAACTAGTACTCTAACATTCCCACCACTAATGTCAACATCTATAGTATATATTGAAGTATTTGTTTGTACGATACCATATTCTGTCGATACTGCAGTTGTACCATTATGTGTCATAAGTACTTCTGAAATGTGTCTTTCAGTTGTAGAATTATCAGTTGCTTGAATAACGAACTTACCACCAAGATAATCACTTACCGCAAATTGTGCTAGAGCAACTTGAGTTGTTGCTGTTGTAGTAAGTGTTTGGTTGTTAACTTCAGTAGAGCCAGCAATTGTAATACTGTTAGCATCTGCTTCGAAGTTGATACCACCAGAACCAATTGTTAGCTTATCTGCAAAGTTATTACCAATGACAATTTTATTACTTACTACTGCATTAAATCCGCCTACACACAAACAGCGGCCAATAACGATATTGTTATCCCCACAGTGCCCCACATTACTAAAGGCTCTATACCCAAGCCCAATATTACCGTTACCATTATACAATCCAACACCAGAGTTGGTACCAACGAAAGTGTTTTCATTGGCACATTTTGTATATTCACCAGACTGCGCCCCAATAAATATATTGCCTTGCATCAATTGGCAACCTGAGCAAGCAGATAAGTCTACATTACCAAGACCTGAGCCCGCCCCTTGACCAAGAGCAATGTTGTTGCCCAAAAATGTGTTACATGCATCATTTGAAGTTGATTGTAATGCATATGAACCAATTGCAATGTTCTGTAAACCAACTTTATCATATTTTAAGGCATTTGCACCAATTGCAATATTGTCATCACCACAAGTTTGATTTAGTAGGGATTCGGCACCAATGGCAATATTTCTTTTACCTAAGGTGTCATACTTTAATGCTCTATAACCAATCGCAACGTTACTATAACCAGAACCCACCTCGGTATGAGATGAAGCGGCTTCATAACCAATCGCAATGCCACCACACGAAGACTTACCAGCACGTTTACCTATATTAACGCTATATCTATTACATGCTTGAAATCCTTCACCGGCGCAGTCGCCAATAGCAACTGCATCGCAGAATACAGTATTTCCATAACCTGCATTATAACCAACCGCAACTACACTATTAAAAGTTCCGTTCAGGCCGGCAGCAAAACCACCGACTAAAGTGTTTTTAGTACCTGAGGTATGACCTGCCCCTGCATAAGCTCCTACATATGTGTTGAATGAAGAACTGTTGCTATTAACCGAACAACCAGCTTCATAACCAATTGCTAAGTTATATGAATTACCATTTGTTTGAGCTGCAGCTGCACCAAGACCGATACCATAACTTCTACATAAGGCATCACTCTTTGCGTCTTGTAAGTCATCTATAAAGTTAAGACCAGCACTACCAGTATATCCTATTGGGCCTTGAATACCCTGAGGTCCTTGAATACCTTGAATACCTTGACAACCTTGTGGACCAGAAGTAGTCACCCATTGAGACGTATCACCGTCATCATAATAAACAGATAGAGTACCATCGCAAGTATCAAACCAGACAGCACCATTTGTTACTGGACTTGGTGGTGTTGTTGTAGTAGCAACACTTAGTGTAGTAGACTGGGTAGTCCAAACAAATCCACCATTTGTTGCACTCCATTGTAAGATTTCACCGTCGGCTGCATCATTAGTATCTAAATCAACACCAGGAATAATAAGACGATCTTGTGTAGTAGAACCGATAACAATTTGATTATCTATTTGATCACCAAAGCTACCTACTACATTAGCCATAAAGCCGATAACAATGTTACCTGATCCACATCGCAGGCTTTGTGCTGTGTTATAGCCTAAGACGGTGTTATAATCACCGCAAGATAGATTAATAAGGGATGAGCTACCAATTGCTGTGTTATATGCACCTGCTGAAGAGTGGTTACAGGCATTACCAGTTAAACCACCATCGCCCAATTTTCTTAATGCTGCATAACCAATTGCAACGTTAACTTTAGTATCATGACCCGCACATAAGGAATCTTCACCGATAGCAAGGTTAAACTCGCCTTCTGTGTTACATCTTAGCGCACGGGAACCAATAGCAAAGTTAGTAGAACCAGTGGTATTAGCACATAAGGCATCAATGCCAATAGCAAATCCAGAAACTAAACTGTTACTTAATGCACGTGCGCCGATAGCAACACCACAGGACACACTTGATGATACAGTCTTAAAGGCATCTGGGCCTATTGCTATATTATCATTGCCCGTAGTTAATGTTGTTAAGGCATCTGAGCCAACGACTATATTTCTAGAACCAGTAGAATTTTTACCTGCTCTTGCACCTATTAAAACAGAACAACTAGCACTCCCAGAGCTTTCTCCCAATGCTTCATTACCAATAGCAACTGTATCTGTAAATCTCGCACACTTACCAGCTGTGTAACCAATGTATACTGAACCAGTATAATTACCAGCTGCATTTAATGCGGCACAAGAACCTATGACAACGGTACGACAAGCATTTCCTGTTTCTACTGCTGCCTTATAACCAATTGCAACATGATCACCGTCAGTGTTTGCTCCACCACACTCCAGTGCGCCGTGACCAAGACTTGTGTTATAACTACTACAACATTTTGTTCTTTGAGAAAGGTTACCTACCGCTACACTACCAAAGCCTTGAGACTTCGCCATCAATGCTTGGAAACCTATCGCCACGTTGGAAGTAGATTGTAAATTTTGTTTTAGTGCTTCATTACCAATAGCAATGTTACACTCGCCAGTAGTAAGGCTTCTTTGTGCTAGTATACCTAAAGCAGTGTTATTAGTGTTTGCAGAAATGTTTGCAGGATCACACATAGCATTAGCGCCAAGTGCAACACTTGATCCGTCACTAAAACCATCACTTAATGAGTTTATGTTATCAGCACCAGCGGGTTGACCAATCCATTCACCGGATGAGTTAATAACTGCGCCATACCCACTAACTTCATAAGCGCCAGCTTCAAACTTTTGTGATCCGACAGTCCATTGATCTTGACTTTCATCCCAAATTAGAGAAACGTTAGATAAAGTCCCTCTCTTAACTTCAATGCCAGAATCTTCACTTGGCACTGTTGTAGCAAGAATATCTGCATTTAGCGTAATAAGATTATCGCCAATATTTAATGTATTAGTGTCAATGTATGTGGTGGTGCCAGATACTGTTAAGTCACCACTAACAATAATATCATTGAACGTAACATTTGAGGTTGTTGTTACCGCTTGGCCAATACTTAACGGGCTTGCGCTTGTACCAAGACCACTAATCGTGCTATCGGTATTAACAGCTGTTAGAGTTGATCCGACCGCAGTATTGACATTAGCATCTAAGTCTGATAGTACTTGATCAAGAGTAGTAGCTGAAGAAAAGTTAAATCCTGTTGTATCAATTGCAACAGTTGTTTCATCAACGAATAATCTATCATTAGTGTTGTCTAAAGTTAATCCAGTATGTAATGTGTAGAAATTTCTACTACCATCTGTATGAGTGATGACAATTGAGTTATTAGTGGAAGGAACACCTAAGTATTCTTCAACATTATCCAATCCGACAAAATTACCAGTTGCACTATGTTTCTTTCTACCGCTTAATAACCCCATGCCTCTTTTAGCCATTTGAAGACTCCAGGATGCTTAGTGTTAATTTGAATGCTGAGTTTGCACTCGCTTGTGCTTTAATAGAGTTGCCGGGTTCTAAAATAAGTTTACCAGTCAACGGAGAAGCAGCATCTTCGATTGGTATATCGTAGTTCTTGATTAGTTCTGTTTCTGTTGTCGTACTAGTTTCATAGTGCGAAAATGTTACACTCTCTGTTGTAGAGCCAATATTTGTAAACTGCGCCATCAAAACGATTCCAGAGTACCCAACGGGTGCGGTGTAAACGGTATCATTATTTGTAGTGACAACATGTGTAACTGTTTTAAATCTATTTAATTCTGCCATTGCATTAATCCTCGATTGCTAGAATGTATGGGGTAAGAACAGCGAACAGTGATCTATCAAATGTATTACCAGTGATAGTTCCGCTTTCACGATTAATAGTCAAATCACCACCAATTCTAAAATCACCTTTGTGGTCTGTCGATGTAAAGTATACTAAGCCTTCGTTGTTTGCATCTTCTACTACTTCGTTTGCTTGAATTGGGAAAGCACCAGATTGTGGTGTGTCATAAACACCTGTACCTGAGCCAACATATTCGAAAGTAATACTAGAAGCTTGAATGAGACTTCTCTGATGAAATGTTACTGCGTCTCCATTGCCAACGTCTAGCTCAAGAGGTTCTAACAAAGTAACATCATATTCGTTTGCATTCCCAGTTGCGGTTACACCTTCAACCGAGTAATACTTAGTATCATTTGCAAACTTAACTGCTTCTGCGTAATTAGGTGCTGTTGATACAGTAATTGTGACTACAGTGCCACCTGCTGTGCCAGCTGCACTTGTTCCTGATTTAGAAAGAGAAGAAGATCCAGTTGCTTTAAGCCCAAAGTTGCCAAATGAACAGTTAGAGTTTGTAAGTGAACAATTGCCACCACTTTCACAAAGAACACCTACGTCACAAGAAACTGTGAAGATAGATACTAGTTGTGCATATCCTTTGTTTATTAGGTGTACACCCTTACCACCTGCATTAATTTGAGTGAATGCATCTGATACCATTGAGCGAAGACCACCGACAAGGGATCCATCAATTTTCATACCAGTACCAGTTGTAGTAATAGATGAGCAATTTTGTACGTAAGGAGATGTAGTGATGTTACCAGCAGAAGGATTAAACGCTACAGCTGCAGCTCCAGACGTATGTCCTCTAAATGTTACACCAGTAACATGAGAAGCATTACTTAATAGAAGCAAGTCATTAGTTGCTGTTTGACCAGAGATGTTTGTTGTTCTAAGGTTATCGCCAACGATAGATACGTTAGCTGGTACAACCACACCACCTGATGTATTATCAAGAGTATAGTCACCACT